ATTTTGTTTCTAATAGTAGTAATGGAATTAAGTATGTTTCTAGTAATACGTCCGTTGGGTTTACTACATTCTCTATCAGTAATGTTACTGGACCAGCATATCCATTATCAATAACAACATTCGCAAATGATTCTGATGGAAGACATATCAAAGTCAATCATGTAAATCATGGCATGTATTTTGATGACAATAGAGTTGAAATATATGGCGTTGAATCTGATATTGTTCCAACTAGACTTACAGTAGCATATGATGCAGGTTCTCAAGGTTCAATCTCAGTAGAAAGTAATGCTTCATTCGCTGAGTTTGAAAGTTTCCCGGTAGGCAACACAAACCGTGGATACTTAAAGATTGGTGATGAGATCATAGAGTATACATCCACATCAGGATCAAATGTTATCGGAGGTACAATTACTAGAGGTGCAAATAAAGCATCTTATCCAATTGGAACATTAGTCTACAAGTATGAACTATCTGGTATTAATCTAGCAAGAATTAACAAAATTCATGATATGAATGATGTTACTGTTGCCAATCCAATTACTTTGGATTCTTACTATATCAAACTTAATATGGCAGAGAAGTTCAATGTCAACAATTTGGATCGTAGCACTGAAAGAAATACAGACGATGCACCTTCACTGTATATTCAAGATACAAAATCTGCTGGTGGATATGGAATTAGAGCATCTCAAAACATTCCATATGAAATTGTAACTCCAATGATTCAGTCTCAGACTGTTCAGGGTTCTACAATCAGTGCTCAGTTTAGATCTACAACAACTACTGGAATCAGTGGAAATGAAATTCCATTTGTTGATAATGGATTTGAATCAATTACATTGAATAAACCAAATTTCCTTTCTACGCCAAGAGCAATATTCTCTAAAGTTAATGAGAATCAAAAACTCACGAATGTTCCCGGTAACAAATCTATGACTCTTAGATTGTTCCTTAACTCTGTTGATACAAGAGTAAGTCCAGTTATTGATGCTCAGAGAATGAATACTATTCTCTCTACAAACAGAATCAATAATCCTATAACAAATTACATTACAGATCCAAGAGTAAATAGTATTGATTCTGATCCCTCTGCTTTCCAGTATATTTCTAGAGAACTTTCACTGGAAAATTCTGCAACTTCACTCAAAATTGATCTCAATGCTTATATTAATACCTTCTCTGATATTAGAGCATTCTATTGCGTTAGTAATGAACCAACATCGAATCCAATCTTTACTCCATTCCCAGGTTTCTCAAATCTGAAATTAAATGGAAACATCATAAATCCAAAAGATAATGATGGTCATCCTGATACTGAGATACAAAAGACTAATGTTCTTGATTTCAATAGCACTAATCTTGAGTTTAAGGAATATACATTTACAATGGACAATTTAGAACCATTTAGATATTACAGAGTTAAACTTGTATTGAGTTCTACAAATCAGGTTTACGTTCCTAGAGTCAAAGATCTTAGAGTTATTGCATTAGCATGACGGAATATCATGGAGTAGAGGGTCACTCAAATCTTTTGAGAGACCCTGATACTGATTCAATTGTCAATATTGATTCTCTTGGATATGAAAAGTACATTGCCCGACGTGAAGCAAAAAACAAAAAGAATCAAAAAGTACAGAATATTGAGCAAGAAGTTGCTAGCATGAAAGAGGACATCAACGAAATTAAAACATTACTAAAGGAGTTGTTAAATGGACCCAAATGAAATCGAATTGAAAAATCTAACAAAGAGTTTTGAATATACAAAGATTGCCTCTAAGATAGATTCTTGCCAAGATGTAAGTGAATTGCAGAATATTGCGAAGGCATTCTGCAAACTTTATTATAAGCAGCAAGAAACCATTGCAACGTTATAGATAAATATAAGCATAGGAAACTTGTGAATAAATGGCACAACCATCATCTAGGCAGACTTTAATAGATTACTGTAAGAGACAGTTAGGAGCTCCGGTTCTAGAGATCAACGTTGCCGATGAGCAAATTGATGACTTGGTTGATGATGCCCTCCAATATTGGCATGAGCGACACTATGATGGTGCCGCTCAGGTATACTTAAAATACAAAATAACGCAAGAAGATAAGGATAGAGGTAGAGCACCAGCAGGAGAAAGTTCTACAGCAGGAGTAGCAACCACTACTGCAAGCACATCTATAGTTGGAACAGCAACCACTTTTAGTTACACTGAGAATAGTAACTATCTACAAGTTCCTTCAAATATTATAGGGATTCAAAAAGTATTCAAGTTTGATGGAACTAATACTGCAGTGAGCAATATGTTCAGCATCAAATATCAGATGTTTCTCAATGACATTTACTATTGGGGTTCATCTGAATTGTTGACTTATGCTATGACAAAAACATATCTGGAAGATATAGATTTTTTACTTTCCACTGAAAAGCAGATAAGATTTAATCAAAGAATGGATAGATTATATCTTGATATAGATTGGGGAGGAGTATCAGTAGGGGATTATATTATTATTGATTGTACAAGGTTAGTAGATCCAAATGATTTTTCAAAAGTTTGGAATGACTCCTTCATTAAAAAATATTTGACTATTCTGATTAAAAAGCAATGGGGTCAAAATCTAATCAAGTTTCAGGGAGTAAAACTTCCTGGAGGAGTAGAATTAAATGGCAGGCAGATTTATGATGATGCAATAAAAGAAATTGATGATTTAATGGAAAATATGTCAAATACATATGAACTTCCTCCTTTAGATATGATAGGTTGATATGTTAAATCCATTTTTTATTCAAGGTACAAGCGGAGAACAAAATCTTGTACAGGACTTAATAAATGAACAGTTAAGAATGTATGGCGTGGAGGTTTATTACCTCCCACGCTCTTTCCTGTCTACAAACACTGTTATTGAAGAAGTTATTGAATCTTCTTTTGAAAATGCATATCCAATTGAAGCGTATGTTCAAAATTACGAAGGATATGATGACAATAGTACACTACTTTCCAAGTTTGGGATACAGTCAACACAAGAGATGACTTTTATTATCTCAAAAGAAAGATATGAAAACTATATTGCTCCATTAACAGATGGTAGAGCAAATCTTAAATTAACATCTAGACCGAAAGAGGGTGATATCATTTATATGCCCTTAGGCGATAGAATGTTTGAAATAAAATTTGTTGAACATGAAAAACCATTCTATCAATTACAAAAAAATTATGTTTATGAATTGAGATGCGAACTCTTCAGATATGAAGATGAGGTTATTGATACTGGTATAGAAGAGATTGACGATACTTTAGTTGGTAGTGATTCGGATGGCATTAGCGAATCTGGATATTCCACTATTCTTGGTGGCACATTAACAATGACTTTGATTGGGAGTGCAACAACCGCTACTGCCATTACAAATATAGTGAATGGTGGTATTCGTTCTATCACTGTAGGAAATCAAGGTGCTTTCTATGATATAGCACCAAGAGTAGCTATTTCATCTGCACCATCTGGAGGAAATACTGGTTTTGCAACAGTTACAATTGATAGAGACGCTATTAGTTCTGTAGATATAGTAAATGCTGGTGCTGGTTATACAGTGGCACCAGAAATAGTATTTGTAAGTAAGACTGGAATCGGTGCTAGTGCTAGTGCAACTCTTGGAAGTGGTTCGATAGGAATTGTCACAGTAACTAGTGGAGGTTCTGGATATACAACCGCTCCAACCATTACATTTACTGGTATATCTACTGTATCTGCAGCAGCAACTGCAATCGTTTCTTCTACGGGAACTATCACTGCTATTAACATTACAGATGCAGGTATAGGATATACTGTGGCACCTACAATCACTATTTCATCTCCAGGATCACCAGACACTGGCGACTTTACTTATAATGAAATTGTTACCGGTTCTACAAGTGGAACAAAGGCAAGAGTTAGAACTTGGAATACAACCACCAACGTACTTGAACTTGGTAATGTTACAGGAACTTTCACTGTTGGAGAAACTATTGTTGGTGCATCTTCCTCTGCTACACATACGGTATTTTCATTAGATAATGATCCTGCTGATGATGGATACTCGGAAAATGATACAATTGAACTTGAAGCAGATGGAATACTAGATTTTACTGAAAAAAATCCTTTCGGTATACCTTAACTAAATATTATCATAGTGAACAAAAATCATGTTTGAGTATTTTTACCACGAAATTCTAAGAAAGACTATCATATCATTTGGTACTCTTTTTAATAACATTACTATTCAGAAGAAAGACGCTTCTGATACGGATTTCAGTGTGATGAAAGTTCCTCTAGCATATGGTCCTACACAAAAGTTTTTAGCAAGACTTGAGCAGTCGGGAGATTTGAACAAGTCTACATCATTATCTTTACCTAGAATGTCGTTTGAGTTTACTGGTTTAACTTATGATTCTTCTCGTAAAGTTACTACAACCCAAAAGATTGCAGTAAAAGATCCTAACACTGCTAAGAAAGTAAATAAAACTTTTACACCTGTTCCTTATAATATGCAATTTGAACTTAGCATTATGTCTAAGTTGAATGATGATGCACTCCAAATTGTAGAACAAATCTTACCATATTTTCAACCAGCATTCAATCTCAGCGTACAACTGGTTGAAACACTTAGAGAAAAAAGAGATATACCTATCGTACTAGAAAATATTACGATGCAAGATGATTATGAGGGAGATTATAGTTCAAGAAGAGTTCTCCTTTATACCTTGAGATTTACTGCCAAGACATATCTGTTCGGTCCTGTTACAAGAGTCGAACCAATCAAGAAAGCAACACTTTCTTACTACACTGATGAAGAATCTAAGAGAGATCTTGCATACAGAGTTACACCCAGAGCAGTCAAAGATTATGATGATTCTGTTGTAACTCTTCTTGCCGAAGACATTAAACTTGGAGATACTACAATTACAGTAGATGATAATAGTAATATAAGTGCAGATACTTACTTTGAGATTGATGGCGAATCAATCTATATTAAGAAAGTTGGTAGTAATAATCAACTTACTATTGAAAGAGCAAGAGATAATACAGTGGCAAAAGATCATGTTAAGGGAGCAGAACTCAAATCTATCACACAAGCAGATAATGATCTAATTGAGATGGGAGATGATTTTGGATTTGACGGTAACACTTTTATGTAATTGAATATGACTAATAAATTTGATGGATTAGATGAAGCGTTCAATGTAGAGGGAGAAATACTTCCTGAAGAAAAACCTGAGATTGAAAAAGTGCAACCTAAATCATCCTCTCATGAAGATGTAAAAAAAGATTATGAATATACTCGTGGTAATTTATATTCAATTATAGAAAAGGGACAGGAAGCAATCAATGGCATCCTTGAGTTAGCACAAGAAACTGAGCAACCAAGAGCATATGAAGTTGCTGGGCAGTTAATCAAAAGCGTTTCAGATGCAACTGATAAATTAATGGAATTGCAGAAGAAATTAAAAGATGTCGAAGAAGATACTGTTCAAAAAGGTCCAACAAATGTTACTAATGCTTTGTTTGTAGGGTCTACCGCTGATTTACAAAAGATGCTGAAAAAAGTAGATAAGAATATAAATAGTTAAAAAAGAAAGAGATGGCGGCAACACCTTCGGTAAATATAGTTATTCCACAAGGATCTGAATTCACAGAAACTTTCTTGTCTACAGAAACCAATGGAGATACCACCAATCTCTCCGGATACACTGGTGTAGCAAAATTGAAAAAACACGCAGGTTCTGCAACATCTTTTAATTTTTCCGTTTCTATAACTGCAGTATCTGGAGAAGTTTCCATAGGAATGACTTCTGGGGCAACTGCATTATTAGAACCTGGAAGATATATGTATGATGTCGTATTAACCTCATCATCCGGTGCTAAATCTAGATTAGTTGAGGGAATGTCACTTGTTACTGCAGGAATTACACTCTAATTAACACTATGCCTATTATAAGAAAAAAACCATCAAGCGCAAAAAGAGTACAATCAGTTAGACAAGTTACAAATTTTGAAGAACTGAATGATGTTAATATTGAAAGTGTTGGTAATGCTCAAGACGGGCATGTTTTAGTTTATGATGCTAGTACGGACAAATTTGTCTTAGTGGATCCTGATGTAGTGCTTTCTACATCTGTACAAGATAGCGATCTTCCTGATGATTTTATTTCTCAACTTGAAGGAGAACTTGATCTTGGAGAGATACAAATAGAAGTATTAGATGGCGGAGGATTCTAATGCGTAGTTTTAGAGGAATAGCTAACGTTAATCTTGGAACCTTAAATGCTGCTAAGAATAGACACGTAGTCAAATACGATGCATCTACTGACCAATACTTGTTGGCAGACCCAGATGTAATTCTTTCAGGAGCAGCAGAAAGTGGTGACATATCCGATAGTTTTGTTGATCAAGTAGAAGCAGAGGTAGATACCACTAAAATGACTTTGGGTGGCGTAGATGGTGGATCCTTTTAATGATAAATAAATAAAGCAAAAGAAATTAGTAATTAAAAGAAATGACAGCTCCTGTAATTCAGTTTAAGAGAGGTCTTCTTGCTAATCTCCCCGGACTGAGGGCAGGTGAACCTGGATTTACTACCAATAGTTATGACTTATATGTTGGTATTGACTCTACCACAAATAATAACCAATTTGTAGGATCAGGAAGATTCTGGTCGGTTGGTTCTGCTTCTGTAGGTAGTGGAGTCAAACTTGTAGAAGGCACTGATAATGGCACAAACGCCATTACGATCAAGGCACCTGATAGTCTTGCTTCTGATGTTTCCTTTACCTTCCCAGGAACTGATGGAACAAACAATCAAGTTCTGGCAACAAACGGTTCTGGAACCCTTTCCTTTATTGATGCAGTAGCAACACTAAACATTGCTGGTGATTCTGGAACAGATGTTGTATCACTCCTTTCAGAAAACCTTACATTTAGTGGCACTTCAAACGAAGTTAACACTGCAGTAACTAATAATACAGTAACTATTGGTCTTCCCGATGATGTAACAATCGGTCAAGACTTAACAATTACAAGAGATCTAGCAGTAGGTAGAAATCTTGATGTAACTGGAAACGCTGTATTCAGCAGTACTGGGTCAATTCAAATACCAAGAGGAACTACTGCACAAAGATTAAGCGGTGTCCTTGGTCAGATTAGATATAATACAACACTATCTCAGTTCGAGGGATATGGTGCAGGTAATGCATGGGGATCCCTCGGTGGAGTAAAAGACGTAGATGGAGATACACTTATCCGAGCAGAATCTGCTGCTGGACAGGATGAAGACTCACTTGAGTTCTTAACAGCAGGAACTGCTAGAGTTTCAATTGACTCTAGCGGTAATGTTGGCGTTGGAACAACTGGTGGAGCAGAGGCAGATTCATCTAATACTGCACTCTTAAATGTTGGTATCGTTACTGCAAACAATTATTATGGAACGGGTGGAGATCTAAAGTTAGGATCTGCAAGTGATGGAAGTTTAACCACTTCTGGAGCACTCAATACATTTACAACGGCATCATCAATTGTTAATAGTATTGACGATCTTAACGAAGTAGCATTCAATATCATTAAGAATACTGCTGTTACTGATGTTGGATTTACTGCAAACACAACTTCTGGTGCTGCTACTCTCAATGTAACTCTAACGATTACTTCTTCAGGTAATGCTAATCGTTATGATATTACTTGGGGAGATGGGGATAGTACCCTCAATACAACAGATTCAACACCTTCTCATGCATACACTAATAGTAGTGGTGGTACTTATAACGTTACAGTTGTAGCAAGAAATTCTTCTGGTGTAGGTGCAGGTCATTCCCAATCTTTGACTAAGAGTAACTTCATCACAGTATTTACTCCTGCTCCTGTAATGGGATTCAGTCTATTCAGAGCATCCTCTGGTGGATCAGCACTGAGTGGAAATGACCTCTATGTTATTGATAATGGCGGTGGTCCTAGCAACTATCACACATTATTCCTTGATAACACCACAACAAATTCAACTGGTGTAGGTGCAACATTTACTGTCAACTGGGGAGATGGAACTTCAGTTGACAGTGTAACTACAGACAATGCTGCTGGTGGACCAGGTGGATCTGCTGGAAGACTTTCTCACCAGTGGGCAGATGGCACAAGCAGTGGCGGTAGTACAGATAATGTTACTTTAACGATCACAAATCATACAACAACTGATCCATCTGAGATTCCAAAGGCCACGGCGACAGCAATCAAGGTTTATCAAGACGATGTTGCTGCTCCTGCTAATCTGAGCACTAAAACACTCGCCAATGTATCCAGTCAAGGTACTTCACCAAGACTCGCAGCTGGATTTACTGCTAATGGTGTGAGTGGACTTAGTGCTGGTGATTCTGTTACAAGAGTTTCAAGTGGAACGGCAGTTGCAGGTCCTATAACATCTTTTGCTTATGATGCAAATAATGGAACACTTTCTGCAAATGTAACTGGATCTACTGATGGAAGTAGAGGATTTACGAGTGGTGACGATTCAGGAACTTACACAAGCCTTGTAATTGATTCTGAAAGCGATTATCAACTCCTAAATTCTTCAGGTTCATCAACATCCTTTGCAAACAGTATTTACTATCCTGGTCTTTACAAAGGATTTAAGGCAAGAGTATCCAAATCTGTTGGATCATTGTCAACTGGTGCAAATAGTATGCAACTGGTTCATAGTTCTCAAGGATCTACAAATACTGTCAAGTTTGTTAAAGATAATCTGACCGCAAGTCCAAGTATTTCTGCAACAGGAAGTCTCGCTCAGGGAACTGCAGGAACATTCAGATATATTTCTGGTATTCCTTACTACAATTCTGGTTCTCCAACTTTGACCCTTTCTGGTGTAACAATTTCTAATTTGGTTGGACAGTGTCATACTAACCAAACTAATATCGTTGAAGTAGATGATGGAAGTAATCAAGAGGGAACATCATCAAACGCAATTACTAACACAGATTACACATATGCACAGATTGATGGTTCTACAACCATGCTTGATAGTGGCATTCCAAAAGTAAATATTGGTACTTCATCTGCATATGCAATTGGTAATCTTACAGTTCCAATCACTTCTTCAAGTGTAAGAACTATTAGTAGAGTCAAGGCTCGTGCTCGTAACGTAAATGGTGTTGGTTCTTATGGATCCGATATTACTACAAACGTTCAAGTTCATACTGCATCGCAGAGTGGAATTAGTGAAATTGCAATTGCAGTTTCTGATTCTCTGGGTGATGGATTTGATGATGATGGAGTAAGAATCTATGACTTCAAGGACGAAACCGGAGACAATCCATCATTCAATGGAAGCACCAACTTCTATACTAATAATCCATACACTGAATCATCAACCTCAGGAACTGTTGGTGTCAAGGAAGCAATTGTTAGACTTGGAGTTATCAAGTTTGACCAAACAGATTTCTCTTCAGGTTATCTGCCTGTAGGACCTGATAGAAGTTCTGCACCAGCAAAACAATATTTTACTTTTGCCTTCCGACGAACGCCGCTAGCAAACTTTGATATAAATATTACATCAAGCGGTATTACGGGTCTCTGGATTGCTGCACCAGGAACTCAGATAGATAGTAGTAGTGGTATTAGTGGTTGGTTGAAAGCAGACACTCAATATGCTGGTAGTGGTATTCCTGGTTCTGATACTAGCAATAGTGGTAATGGCAGTGATGGATGTGCTTCAACTGGCGGTGATAGGATCCTAGCAGATACTGCACTAAGTGGAAGTTATACAATGACTCTCGGTGAAGAAAATCTTAGTAATGCTACTGGTAATGTTGTTTTGATACGAATTGCATTAGATTCTGGTCAATCCGTAACAGCTCTTTCCGTATCCTAAGGTTAATAAGTAAATGGCAATTTCAGAAGCACAAAAGGTTGACTTTCTTTGGAAAAAACTTGGTTACGGACGTGCCAAAACCGATACCAACGCTAACAAGAAGGCAACTAACGAATCGATAGCAAGTCCTCTCCTCCTAAGAGGAAACAATGTTTGGTCACAGGCAGGTGATATTCCAGCAACAATGCCTGGGTCATCATCAGGAGTCGTTACAGTATATCCAACATCTGCTCCCGATGAAACCACAGCAGATGCTACTGCATCTACAAATAGAACATGGAAAACCGGTCTAATAGACTGGATTCCTCCAGAAGTTGGATCAACTTACCTTGTAAAAGTTTATATTCATACTGCTGGAGATGCTTCTAATGCTGCCGGTAGTGGAACTCAGGTATTTGGTGCTGGTTCTGGCAATAATGATGAATGGTTCTTTGACTATCAGGCAGGTACTTTACACTTTATTGGAACAAACTTACCAAACGGAGTTAATTTCTCCGGTAAGAGTGTTTATGTAAGTGGTGCAAGATATACTGGCATCAAAGGCGTTGCTGTTCCTGGATCAACTGGTTCTTTTACCGACCTTGATGCGGAAGATGGCAATTTTACTGGAGTTACCACTAGTGCTGGTGGTGCATTTTCAAACCAAGTAAGAGTTGGTGTTGCTGGTTCATCGGAAATTGATACTCTTACTGGAAATCTTGTCTTAGATTCTGCCACAGGAATTGTTGAAATTACTGACAATGTAACTATTAGTGGAAATTTAGATGTAGACGGGCGTACTGACCTTGATGATCTGGTTGTTACAGGAGTCTCTACATTCTCTGCTAACATTGATGCTAATGGAAACTTAGATGTTGACGGACAGACCGATTTAGACGTACTAAATGTTGCGGAGTTAGCTACATTCTCTGCCAATATAGATGCCAATGGAAATCTTGATGTTGACGGACAGACCGATTTAGACGTATTAAATGTTGCTGAACTGGCCACGTTCTCCGCAAACATTGATGCTAACGGCAATTTAGATGTTGACGGACAAACTGATTTAGATGTCCTTAATGTTGCTGAGTTAGCTACATTCTCTGCCAACATTGATGCTAATGGAGACCTTGATGTTGACGGGCATACAGAATTAGATGATGTAAATATTTCTGGTGTTGCAACTGCTACAGCACTCCATTTAGGTGCTGAGGGTTCTGCAATCAGAGTTACTAGTGCTTCAATTACTGGTCCTTCTTCTATCACCATTGACCCTGCTGGTGTTGGTGATAATACAGGAACTGTATTCATTGCAGGTAATTTACAGGTTGATGGTACGCAAACAATCATCAACTCAACAACTGTCAATATAGATGATAAAAATATTCAAGTTGCCACTGGTGCTGCAAATGATGCAGCAGCTAATGGTGCAGGTATAACAGTTGATTCTGGTGAAGGAGATAAAACATTCCAGTTTGAAGCAACAGGAGATAACTGGGGTGCTTCTGAAAACTTAAATCTTGCCTCTGGAAAGGCATATAAGA